AAAAAGAATCATTTATCAAAGATGAACTTTATCGTAAATTAAAAGAATACGAATATAAATCAAAATAATTGCTTGACTTCTAAGCAAACTTCCTATATAATATAATAATTACAAACTAAACTCAAAGGAGAACTTATGAGCAGTAGGACCTATGGCCCTGAAGAAAAGGCTAAATTGGAGCGTCTTGTTAACGAAGGCGTAACCGTAATGCAAGAAATAGAAGACTTAAATATAGGTCTTAAAGATACAGTTAAGGCTGTAGCAGAAGAACTAGATATTAAACCGTCTATGATTAATAAAGCAATTAAGATTGCACAAAAAGGAGATTGGGAAAAGGTCGCTAATGACTTTGACGATCTTGAAACATTAGTAGTAACGGTCGGTAAGGACAAATAGATGCAAAAGATTAAAGCATTTTGGGTAGATAGTTATACCAGTGATAAAACAGCGTTTTACTTTGAATTAGTAAGTTTTGTATTCACAGTATATGCCAGTCTAACTCTTGCTTTAACAGCAAGTAACCCTAATATGCTTATAGTGTATCCAGGGTTCCTAATAGGCAGTGTTACACAATGCTACGCAGCCTATAGACGTGGTGCTGCTTGGGTAATGTTACTAACTGGATACTTTGCTGTAGTAAATATATTTGGATTTGGGGTTGCATCACTATGGTGGTAAAACCTTATCAATGGCTAGCGTGGGTGGCAACAGTATGTTTGCTAACTGCCGCTACCCTAGCCGCATTTAATGTTTACCCTTTGTATATTTGGGCATTCATTATCAGTAATAGTTTATGGATACTAGTAGGTATCTTATGGAAAGAGAAAAGTCTTATAGTAATGAACGCAGGACTAACCGTAATTTATATTGCAGGATTGTTGTTCTAATAAGTACTAATAACGCCAAAGACAATTGTCAGGCATGTAGAAGGTTAAGTTGGCCATAAGCAACGTAGGAGAATAAATGAGTTATGTAGACGCACTATTTGATCGCGACTCTGACATTATCAGAGTTGTTGAACGCAAAGACGGTAAACGTGAGTTCCGTGAATATCAAGCAAAATATACTTTTTACTATAAGGATCAACGAGGCAAATATAAGAGTGTCTATGGTGATCCATTAAGTCGTATTGTTTGTAAGAATACAAAAGACTTTCGAAAAGAAGTTGCTATTAATCGAGACAAAGAACTTTTTGAAAGCGATGTAAATCCTATCTTCCAATGTTTAAGTGAAAACTATCTTAACCAAGATGCTCCTAAACTAAACATTGCGTTTTTTGATATTGAGACAGACTTTGATCCTGAAAAGGGCTTTGCTGATCCTAGTGATCCGTTTATGCCTATTACTTCTATAAGTGTATATTTGCAATGGCTTGACACAATGGTGTGTATTGCTGTTCCACCTAAGACACTTACTATGGAGCAAGCAAGAGCAGAACTTGAAGGTATTGACAACGTAATGTTGTTTGAAAAAGAAGGTGATATGATTGACACTTTCTTAACGCTGATCGAAGACGCTGATATTTTATCAGGTTGGAACAGTGAAGGGTATGATATTCCTTATACTGTAAACAGAACTAGTCGTGTACTAAGCAAAGACGACACACGTAGATTCTGCTTGTGGGGACAGTTGCCTAAGAAACGTGAGTATGAAAAATACGGTAAGGCTGCTGTTACGTTTGACTTAGTAGGCCGCGTCCACTTAGATAGTTTAGAACTATATCGAAAGTACACATACGAAGAACGTCATACATATCGACTAGATGCAATTGGTGAAATTGAAGTAGGCGAAAACAAAGTACCATATGAAGGTACTCTTGATCAACTATACAATAACGACTTTAGAAAGTTTATTGAATACAACATACAAGATACCGCACTACTAGACAAACTAGACAAGAAACTAAGATTTATTGATCTTTCTAACACAGTTGCTCACGAAAATACTGTGATGCTACAAACTACTATGGGTGCTGTTGCTGTTACAGAGCAAGGTATTGTTAACGAAGCACATAACAGAGGCTTACAAGTTCCTAATCGTAAAAGACGAGACGACACAGAAAACACACAAGCCGCAGGTGCATATGTTGCGTTTCCAAAGAAAGGCTTGCACAAATGGGTAGCTTCAATGGATTTAAATTCACTGTATCCGAGTGTTATTCGTGCATTAAATATGGCACCTGAAACTGTTGTAGGACAGATACGTCCAGAGATAAGCGAAGCCCGTGTACAAGAAGACATGGGATTAAAGAAAAAGTCATTTGCAGGAAGTTGGGAAGGACGGTTTAGTACTGAAGAATACGAAGCCGTTATGGAGCAACGTAAAGACATTCCGTTGACTATCGACTTTGAAAACGGACAAACTGAAGTAATGAGCGGAGCCGAACTATATAAGATAATCTTTGATAGTCATAATCCGTGGATGCTTAGTGCCAATGGCACAATATTTACAACAGAGTTTGAAGGTGTTATTCCAGGACTACTAAAGCGTTGGTATGCTGAACGTAAAGATATGCAGGCACAACTTAAAAAAGCAAAAGACGCCGGCAATGCTGTTGAAATTGAATATTGGGATAAAAGACAGTTGGTTAAAAAGATTAACCTAAACTCACTGTATGGTGCTATTCTTAATCCTGGTTGTAGATTCTTTGATAAACGTATTGGTCAAAGTACAACATTAACAGGACGTAGCATTGTTAAGCATATGAGTGCAGAGGTAAACAAAGTTATTACAGGAACATATGATCATGTTGGAGAAGCAATGATTTACGGTGATACTGACTCGTGTTACTTTAGTGCATATCCTACACTTAAAGCTGATATTGATGCAGGTAAGATTCCGTGGGATAAAGACAATATCATTACATTATATGATCAAGTATGCGAAGCGGCAAATACTACGTTTAATGACTTTATGATGGATGCATTTCATTGTCCTAAGAGTCGTGCAGAAGTTATTGCAGCAGGTAGAGAAATTGTTGCACAATCAGGATTGTATATTACTAAGAAGCGTTATGCCGCACTAGTTTATGATAACGAAGGCTTTAGAACAGACATTGATGGTAAGCCTGGTAAAGTAAAAGCAATGGGCTTAGACTTGCGTAGATCAGATACTCCTGTGTTTATGCAAGACTTCTTAAAAGAATTACTAACAATGGTGTTAACTGATGTTCCACAAGAGGAAGTACTAGAACGTATTACTGTATTCCGTAAGGAATTTAGCGATCGTCCAGGTTGGGAAAAAGGTAGTCCAAAACGTGCGAACAAAGTAGGACATTATCAAAGGTTGGAAGAAAAGCAAGGCAAGGCAAATATGCCTGGTCATGTACGGGCAAGCATTAACTGGAATACGCTGAAGCGTATGAACGGAGACAAATACTCGCAAGAAATTGTTGACGGCATGAAAGTTATTGTTTGTAAATTAAAACAGAATCCGCTAGGTTACACAAGTGTTGCGTATCCAACAGACGAGTTACGTATTCCAGAATGGTTTAAAGAATTACCATTTGATGATGCAGCAATGGCGGAAACTATTATTGATAATAAACTAGATAACTTAATTGGTGTGCTTAACTATCCACTAGAAGATACTAAGCGACACAATACATTTACTAGTTTGTTTGATTTTGGAGAATAAAATGAAAATTAAATTCGAAGCAGAAATAGATACTGACAATGAGCAGGACCTAAATACTATTGAAGAATTAATTTCTATGCTAAGACAATTAGCAGAAAACTATTACGAGGAGTAAATTAAATGTGGGTTTTAGTGTTTATATATTTCTATGATGCAAAACCATATGTCGAAACATATGATATGTATAGAACAATGGCTGAATGTTTTGAAGGTAGGGATATATTAGCATCAGATGTTGGTAAGGGCGATGGATATTTTAAAGTCGGCCAACAAGCAGTTTGTATTAATATGAATGAGAGTTAATTATGAAAGTAAATGTAAATGACATTGGCGGAGTTGTAGTTAAAGACGATCATCGCTACGTTGTAAAAGATAACACATTGTTAAAAAACTTAGTTTTAAGCAGTACAATGTTGTCAGCTAATAAAAGTACAACAGGACATAGACACGCTGGACAGGAAGAAGTGTATATGTTTATCAGTGGTAGTGGACAGATGGAACTTGATCATAAAATATTTGATGTTACGGCAGGTGATACTGTACTAATTGAAGACAATGTATTCCACAGAGTACATAATAATACAGATATTGGCTTGAAGTTTATTTGTGTATTTGACGGTGGAAGGAATCACTAATGAAAGTAGGATTTACATGTAGTGCATTTGACTTACTTCACGCAGGACACGTACAAATGTTACGTGAAGCAAAAGATCAATGCGATTATTTAATTGTAGGATTACAAACAGACCCAAGTATGGATAGGCCTGAAAAGAATCCGCCCGTACAATCAATCATCGAACGATATACTCAACTGAAAGCAGTAGGATATGTTGATGAAATCATTCCTTACGGAACTGAGCAAGACCTAGAAGATATTTTGAGCATGTATACTCTACATGTACGTATCTTAGGCGAAGAATATAGAGATAAAGAGTTTACTGGTAGAGATATTTGCCGAAAACGTGATATTGATATATTCTTTAACAGACGAGATCATAGGTTTAGTTCAAGTGACCTAAGAAATCGAGTTTCTAAGAAACAGAAATAGTAATTAATGCTTGACAAAAACCTAAATATACTTTATAATAAAACTTAATATAGGAGAATATAAATGAAAGATATATTACAAGACGTAGTTGCACATACACATGCACTAGGTTTTTTATCACTAGTTAAAGTTAACGCTGAAGAAACTACTGGCATTGATGCAATGGCAGAAGATAGATCAGTTATTTTAACAGCAACAACACATAACCCAGTAACTGAGTTCATTGGAACTTTTGGTATGCCTAACTTAGATAAACTAAGTTTGCATTTGAAGAATCCAGAGTACAAAGATAACGCTAAATTGGAGGTAGTTCAATCAGAGCGTAATGGCGAAACTGTGCCAACACACATACACTTTGAAAATGCAGCAGGTGACTTTGAAAACGATTATCGTTTTATGAATAAAGCAATTATCGAAGAAAAACTTAAAACTGTTAAGTTTAAAGGTGCATCATGGGACGTAACATTTGAACCAAGCATGGCAAGTATTGCACGTATGAAGTTACAAAGTGCTGCACACGCTGAAGAGCCTACATTTAATGTAACAACTACTGATAGTAATCTTGTGTTTAGTTTTGGTGATGCAAGTACACACGCAGGTAGCTTTATCTTTCAACATGCTGTTGAAGGTGAATTAAGTCATACTTGGAGTTGGCCTGTAGCACAAGTACAATCTATTTTAAACTTAGACGGTAATATTACAATGAGCATTTCCAATCAAGGTGCAATGATGATTACTGTAGATAGCGGCCTAGTAAAATACGATTATATTTTACCAGCACAGAGTAAGTAGAATATGCGTAAGGACTTAACCGCAGAACAAAATGACTATGCACATTTTCTTCCAGCATTAAGTGGTTTTTACGCAACTTATGTAGGTAAGCAGAGATTTCCAGATCCTGTAAAAGGCCCATATATCGAAGACGGACGTATTCCTGCTAATTGGAATAACGGTGTAGAAAGTTTAAACTATCTTAATAAGCAACAAGGTGCATTTACATATAAATGGACACTATACTCAGCAGGTCATGCTGACTTAGATACAAATAAGATTGTACCTAAAGAAGATATGGTCCGAAATAGAGATAGAGAAAACACATGGTTACTTGGTGACTCAGGTGGTTTCCAGATTGGTAAAGGTGTTTGGGAAGGAGATTGGAAAGATCCTAACTGTCCTAAAGCACAAAAGAAACGAGATGGTGTGCTACGTTGGATGGACGCTTACATGGACTACGGTATGGTGCTTGATATTCCGGCTTGGGTGGCACGTTCACCCGAAGGAGCAAAAGCAACAGGCATTAGTACATACGAAGAAGCTGTTAAAGCGACACGTATTAACAATGACTATTGGATGAAGCATAGAACAGGTGCTTGTAAATTGTTAAATGTCTTACAAGGCGAGAATCATGCTGATGCAGAAGATTGGTATCAGCAAATGAAAGATTATTGTGATCCTAACATATACCCAGACAAACATTTTAATGGTTGGTCAATGGGTGGTCAGAACATGTGTGATGTGCATTTGGTTCTTAAACGTATAGTTGCATTAAGATATGACGGACTATTGGAGCAAGGCATACACGATGTAATGCACTTCTTAGGCACAAGTAAGCTAGAATGGGCTACATTACTAACAGACATACAAAGAGCTGTTCGTAAGTATCATAACCCAAACTTTATGATTACATTTGATTGTGCTAGTCCTTTTCTTGCTACAGCAAATGGTCAAGTGTACATTCAAAACGAAACCCCAGATAGAGGTAAATGGACTTATAGAATGGTTCCTAGCATAGATGATAAAAAATATGCTACTGATACTAGAACGTTCCGTGATGCTGTATTACAAGATGGTATCTTTAAGAACTTTGAAGATAGTCCACTAACTGATGGTATGCTTGTAAATGATGTTTGTCATTATAAGCCCGGCGACCTAAATAAAATAGGTAAAGAAGGCAAAACAAGTTGGGATTCATTTAGTTATGCAATACAGATGGGTCACAATGTATGGAGTCATATTAATGCTGTACAAGAAGCAAACAGACAGTATGATGCAGGTATAACTCCTAAGATGTTAGTAGACGAACGCTTTGATAGAGTTTACTTTAAAGATATAGTTGAAGCAATATTTGCGGCAAATAGCCGTGAAGAAGCAAATGCAATTATAGAAGAGTTTAGTAAATTTTGGATGAGTATTCCTGGTACTAGAGGTGCTATTGGCAAAAAGACTGTTAACTCTAGTACATATTTCAACGCATTGTTTGATGTAGAAGAATCAGTACAAGAAGAAGAACTAGAAGCTGGTGAATATACAGAAGAACAAGAAAATAAGTTAGGGGACCTTGAGGATGAGCAATTACAGTGATGAACATGATAAGATAGCCGTTCAATTAAAATCGTTATATGAGAAACATAGAAAACTTGACGATAGCATAATAAACCGTTATAATAAGTTTGCAACCGATAGTGAAATTAATATGTTAAAAACTAAAAAACTATTCTTTAAAGATGAAATATATAGGTTAGAAAAGAGACTGAGCGAACTATGAAAAGAGATTACGAAAGCGGTATAAGTAGTACGCCTATTATGTTTACAGGTGTAGAAGTCGAAAAGACTCCTGCATTTGGTATGCAAACACTGTTTGTAGATGGTATTCAAGACATTGAAACTATACTTGAATACTATAACAAGTTAGACTGTAAACATATATTCTTTGGTGCAAATCATTCATACAGTCCGAGCGAAGCGGACGAGTTCGAAGCGTGGGACAAGTATATTCTAGAGTTTGTAAAAGAAGGCTATTTGTGTAGTTTAGATATTCCAAGTACTATTAACCTAGAATGGTTCTTAGATGGCGGCTTAGTAGAGTATGATAACTTTATTCCGCAAATACGTGTTGTAGTACCATATGTTAAGCAATGGAACTATAATACTATGGTTAAGATAGACGACAAGGATTTCAAAGCAAGTAATCCAGGTGTTTGGTGCCATAGCCTACACGACTTAATGGATAGAGAAAAATTTACCGATTGGGGCAAATATGGCCTTGACAAAGTAATTAAATGAAAGTATAATAATACTATGCAAGAACGCTACTACGATTATATGTTAAGGCGCTACAGAGAGGATAGAATGGAAAATACAATAAATAACTCACAAAAGAGTATATGGGTAACCTTTAGAAAAGAAGGTATTCATAAATACCCGGCGGCATTAGATGACCCAAAACTTGCAACAGGTGATGACATGGACGTTTCGTTCCTTGGTTATCCTCATCGTCATATTTTCCACTTCAGGGTGCGTATCGAAGTGTTCCATGACGATAGAGACATCGAGTTCATCCAGTTCAAAAGATGGCTTGAAAAGCTCTATAATGATTCCGACGGTGCGGTGCTCGTACTAGATTACAAATCATGTGAAATGATCGCAGACGATCTTTATTCACAAATTTCTGCAAAGTTCCCCGGCCGCTTTGTTGAAATTGATGTCTCCGAAGATGGAGAAAATGGCTGTCAAATTTTTTACCCAAAACCCTAAACCCTAAATGCTATTATTAAAAGGAAAACTAAGATGGCAAAGAACTTTCCGAAAGTTATGGATATCTATAACGATCTTGACAAGTTTCGCGACTACTGTCGCTTTGAAGGTAAAGTCTTTAACGAAAAAGACTTATATAAAGAAGGCGCACCTGTATGGGAAGCCTATAAAAAGTACCAAGGGTGGCTACGTGCAAAAGCACGTAATAATGGCCGCACAATGAATAATCGGAGAACCTAATGACTATCTATATTGTAGACATCGAAGCAGTAGACACACGATACACTAAGCAATGGAAAGAACATCTTCCTACGCAACTGCAACGAGCTACCAATACAGATGTAGAAGTTATTAGTGGAGGGGATACGCCGCAGGCTACTACGCCTGGGGCTTTTCTTAACTTCGGTGGTACTAATGTTTATAAAAGTAAGCAACTTGAAAAAATAGGCGAAATGTTTTGTAACGGTGTAGTTAAAGATGGTGATTACTTCTTATACACAGATGCATGGAATCCTACTGTTATACAACTAAAGTATATGGCAGAACTTTTAGGTGTCGATATTAAAGTTGGTGGCTTGTGGCATGCTGGATCATATGATCCGCAAGACTTCTTAGGTAGACTTATAGGTGATAAGCCTTGGGTCAGACATGCCGAGATGTCAATGTTTGAATGTTATGATGATAACTTCTTTGCTACTGACTTTCATATAGATATGTTTACAGATGTATTTGACGAAGACTATGACATAGACTATGACAAAATACACCGTGTAGGTTGGCCTATGGAGTATCTAAAGAATAGTTTAAACAGTTACAAAGGTATGGAAAAAAGAGACTTAATATTATTTCCGCACCGTGTTGCACCTGAAAAGCAAGTTGATATCTTTAGAGATCTTAAAGAACGATTACCACAGTATGAATTTGTAGTATGTCAAGAACAGCAACTTACTAAGAACGAATACCATAACTTATTAGGTGAAGCTAAAATAGTGTTTAGTGCTAACTTACAAGAGACACTAGGTATTAGCTGGTATGAAGGCGCAATAGTTGACGCTATTCCAATGATGCCCGATAGGCTTAGTTATAGTGAGATGGCTTTACCTGAGTTTAAGTATGACAGTAAATGGACTGAAGACTACGACTGTTACTTGCATCACAAAGATAAAGTTATTGCACAAATTGTTGAATACATGGAAAACTATGATTCTTTTCTTCCTAGTATTAATAAACAATTGTCAAAACTTAACAAAGAGTTCTTTAGTGGAACTGAACTTTATAAGGCAATTGCAGATGAATAATAATGATATTACAATGACACTCGATGACGGGTATATTACTTCATCAACTGATACAATTACTATAGACACAAGTTCGTGGGATGATAGTTTTACTACTAGCCCTAATTCAATATACACGTCTAGTAGCGTCAGCAATGGCAATGTTAGTATCGAAGGTGAGTTAACGGTAGGCGGCGTAGATGTTATGCAGTCTATTAAAGATATGCAACGTGTACTAGGTGTTGTGGGCAGAGATATCGAAAAGGAAGAAAAGTATGCAGGACTAAAACGTGCCGCAGAAGCATACGAAAGTGAACTAGCAAAAATAGAAACCTTCGAAACGCTAAAGGATTCAGCATAATGTTTAATTTTTTAAAAGATCGTAAACGTGTAATTAAAGATAGAGATAGTAACGAGCCGTACTTAGTTCGTTGGTATTTGTTTCTAAAGGACAGAAAGAACTTTCCTTTTAATCTAACGCTACACAAAGTATTAAAAAGTGACGAAGCTGTTTTACATGATCATCCTTGGAGTTATGCAACACTAATTCTTAAAGGTGGATATTGGGAGAACATTCCATGTGTATCTCAAGAAGGTGCCATAGTAGGATCTACTGGCGTTTGGAGAGGTCCTGGACACTTTAGATTTCGTAAAGCCGACGACTTACATTTTTTACAACTTGAAAAAGATGCTGACGGCAATGAAATCCCGTGCTGGAGTTTATTCTTTATGGGTAAGAAAGCACAACGTTGGGGCTTTGTTCCTTTTGTGCAAGGCATTGGATATAAATGGCAAAATAGCGAAGACTATCTAGCTAAGGAGTAATAAGATGAGTCAATATGATAGCGTAGTGGAGAAACAAAGATTGAAATTAGAAGCAGAAGTTTGGGCCAAACAAGTAAAATGCATACATGCACATAGTTTAACAAGTTTATGGTATGAAGAAAATCCAGAAGACCTTGAACATGGCTCTGTAATTGACGTTGAATTTAACAGTGGTGTTATTGAAAGAACTCTTTCTGATGGTACTAAAAGAACAATTGGAAAACGTCTTGGCATTGATGAAATTGTAGACGAGTACAAGAAAAGGAATATGGGTTGACTGTTAAACATACTAACTATTTTAACGGTGACATACAAACGTACGATGATGTTTTTACCGGCGAGCAATTAAATAATATTGCATTTGAAATTTCAGCTTTAACTTACGGGTATGGAAGTATTGACGATGTAAAATCATTACATACTATGCAAGTACCAACTGGAATGGTTAGTGTAGGTAAAGGTAACGACAACTGGTTTAAAATAGTTGAAGACTATTGTCGTAAAAATATTCCAGAACTAAAAGATATGTCCGAAGGTAGACATCATGTTAATCTATTTTCGCCTCGTGAAAATGCTATGTACCATGAAGATTCGAAAGATGGATGGACTGTAATTCTTTATGCAAACCAATACTGGGATATAAATGAAGGTGGTGAAACTAAATTTATATTACCGGTCGATATGATGGAAAATAATGAAGGAATTAAATCAACGGCACTAGACTATCCTGTTGTACTTTCAATAGCACCTGTACCAGGAAGACTGTTGCTGTTTAAAGGTAACTTACTACACTCAGCAACTGGATTTAGAAATACATGGCGATTTACACCTACTATACAATTTTTTGAAAAAGAGGATAATTTATAATTATGAAAAAACACTATTACACTTGGCAAGATGTAGAAAATGCTTGCTTAGATATTACACTACAAATGTATAAAGATAAATGGTGTCCTGATTACATTGTAGGAATTACAAGAGGCGGCAATGTGCCTGCTACTATACTAAGCAATATGTTAGGTGTACGTGGCGAAGCATTAAAAGTAAGTCTACGTGATGGTAGCGAACAAGAAAGTAATACTTGGATGGCCGACGATGCATTTGGTATTGTAGACGAAGAACAACGAGATTTATTTAAAAGCCGTTGGGACGTAGGTAGACGTAAAAACATACTTATTGTAGACGACATCAATGACACAGGTGCTACATTTGACTGGATTAAACAAGACTGGCAATTAAGTTGTTTACCAGACGAAGGAAGTTGGCAAACAGTATGGCACAATAATGTTCGCTTTGCTACTATTACAGATAACCTATCAAGTAACTTTAATGGTACTGTAGACTATAGCGTACACGAAGTAAACAAAGCAGAACAAGATGTTTGGTTAGTTTATCCTTGGGAAACAGTAGGACAATATGATGCGTAATGATACATTAGATCAAGCTCAACAAGATGGTAGAGCACCGTGGAATAATGTTTATTTAGATACTAGAGACTTTGTAGTATACGAAGACAAGTATCCTGTAACTGAAGGACATTTATTAGTAGTGCCAAAAGAATCTACCCAAGAAGAAATTAATAAGTGTTTTAAGTTTGCTTTATCAATGGGTAATGATAATGTAAAAGCAACCAGTAATACAATTTCAGGCTATAACATTGGCCTAAATATAGGTACTAGTGCGGGGCAAACAGTAATGTATCCGCATGTACATTTAATCTTCCGTCGTGATGGAGACATGGAAGATCCGAAAGGTGGCGTACGAGGCGTCATTCCATCTAAAC